ACCCTGAATACTAATGCTGCGATTGCAAACAGTAATTATAAGTACAATAGAAATGTAGAAGGTGTCTTTAATAATGCTGGTGAAACAACTGGTTATGAGTGGTGGGTTTCTAATCGTTTATACTGGCATCTTCACAAGGCAGTAAAACCATTTGTTGGATATACTGTTCAGAGTGTAAACAGAAATGCTTATACTGAAACTGGGTCTATTCAGTCTGCAAGAAGTGTTGGTGAGTTTAATCAAACCACTCATATTGGTGAAGCGGGTCTCAAACTTGAAACTCGTTTTGGTGGTAAGAAGAAGGATCTGTTTGGTGTCAGTGTAGAAGGTGCTTATGGAACTGATAATTCTTATGGAGTTGCTGCTGAAGTAGACTATAAAGAGATGTTAATTGTTGAAGCATCTCACGGTGTGAATAATGGAGTCACTAATAATTCTGTTGCTGCTAAAGTCAAGTTTAGGTTCTAAAAACCTAAATAAGACAGACTTCATCACACGGACTGATGGATAAGAAAAAGGAGAATGCTTTGGGGCAAGTAATTCGTATTGCCATCCTAGGATGGTCTGCTGCTCTTCTCACCGCAAGTTATGCTGGGGCTCTATCCAAGATGGACCCCACTTTCATTGCGACGGTCTTTACTGCTTCTGCTGCTACCTTTGGTATTAACACGATGAAGAAAGGTGGTGATGAAGAAGATGAAAAAAAAACAGAACCTAAAAGAGAAGACTTTGTAGAAACTCCACCAGAACCACCTGCCCCTGAAGCAGTAGCACAATCTCTTGAAGAAAGAGTTGAAGCTCTTGAAGAGGGTCAAGTTCAACCACGTACCCCAGGAGCATAATGTCTAAGTCTGCCAATAAGGGTAAGAAAGGTTCTGCTGGGGGAAAACAACCCAAGCAGAACCAAGGCAATGCGACTGCTAAAAAGGCGAAGAATGGTGGTAAGAAAAAGTGATATATGAGGTATTATGCCACGCGAATGGAATACTCCAATTCGGGAACCTTGGAATCCTGTAATTAAAAAGTGCCTTGATGCTGTTGATGAGCACATCAAGGCATATGTTAAAACAGGAGATGACTGGCACTTATCACAAGCAGAAATATTAAGAAAGTATGTAAAAGATTTGAAGGTTTGGATTCATAAACAAGAGGGAAGAGAATGAAAAAACTCTTTGCGGCATTTGGTTTATCATTAACTCTGGCATTTCCCACATTTGCTAGTTCATTAGAAAAGAAACAACCGACAGTTCCAGCATATAGCCTTGCTGCTATGGGTTGTATGATACTCAGAGAATGTACAAATGGAGTGGAACAACTTACTCCAGACTCTGCTTTACTTTTAGATAAATCTTTTGATATATTCCGAGAAGAAATCAAAAGCATTCTCAAAGCACTTAACAAAGTTAACGTTCCTGTGTATCTTGCTCCAAGTAGATACTTCACTCCAAGAACAGTAGGACTTTACAAACCGAAGTATAATCGTTTCTTTGTGAATGAAGAACTACTCAAAGATCCTAGAGAGTTCTTAGGAACGATGAGACACGAAGGATGGCACGTGGTTCAGGACTGTATGGGCGGTGGAATAGAAACCTCATTTATGGCGCAGGTTCATCAGGACTCAGAGATTCCATCTTGGATAATGAAAACCACACGACTTTCTTATGAATCTATGGGTCAGAGTCGTGCTGTGCCTTGGGAAGCAGATGCCAACTGGGCAGAAGAACAGTCTGGTCAAACTGTGAAGCATTTGGAAATGTGTGCTAAAGGTCCTTTGTGGGAACAGGTAAGACCAACACCTATGACAATGGAGTGGTTGATTGGTTGTGGGTGGATGAAACCACAGGAAGGGCATAAAGAATATACACCAAACAAAAAATCAGATTATTGTGTAGAAGGTAAGTATTGATGTCTGAGTTTCCGTGGGGAGTATTAATTATACTTAGTTGCGGACTTACTTTTGTCGCATATATCATTTACTACATATTAAGGTTAGCATTTGAGGAAATGAAAGATGAAGAATCTAGCAATCATTCTGTCAGCGACGAGTCTGGCGATTAGTGGAGCACTTTGTTACGGTGCTTATGTGACTTATCAGAAAGCACAGAAGATTCTGGACAATCCAGAAGAGTTTGTTGGTGCTGTTGTAGAGAAACAGGTCAATAAAGCATTTGAGAAACTACCAATCCCTAAACTAAATACTGAGAAGTTTAAATTATTCTAATATGGCGGATAGAGACCCATATATTTACAGAATTCGTGAGATTCATAAGGTAGTCGATGGGGATACGATTGACGCGGATATTGATTTAGGGTTTGATATATCTCTCACTAAACGTATTCGCCTTGCTGGGGTTGATACTCCCGAAAGTAGAACAACGGATCTCAAAGAGAAGGCAATGGGTCTTGAATCAAAAGAATGGTTGAAAAAAAAACTTGAAGGTGCTAAAGATATTATTATCAAGACCGAACTTCCAGACAGTACAGAGAAGTATGGAAGAATCATCGGGCATTTGTTTATTAATGGACAAGAGACCTCATTGAATAATCAAATGATTGACGAAGGTTATGCTCTTGCTTATGATGGGGGAACAAAAGATAAAAACTTTAGTGTATTGTTAGAGAAGCGTAAGAAGTAATCACTTCTCGTGAAACTTTTTGTATTGTTCTTTTTTCTCTTTCTTCTGTTCTTTCTTCAGCAACTTATTAACTTTCTTAAGAGAAGCAGTTTTTTCAAAGGCAAAGAACACTTGAAGTTCATATGGGGTAAGGTCTCTGTTCAAGAGTTTCTTGCCCCTTACGAATATCTGTTGAACAATAGGTTTCATCTTACCTACCAACCATTCCACCACAGATTTCCCAACAAGAGCCGCAGCGACAGAAGCAGTAGCAGTGGTGCCAGCAAGAATAACTTGCTCTTTAGGTGGAATGGGAACTTCTCCGATGATTGGCACTTCAATGACGGGTACTCCTAGATTAGTTTTGGGGGCATCATCGGAAATAATCCGATTATCCTGCTTTTCTTGAACAGGAATTTGGACTTGTGGTAATACTGGGGTAGTGTCTGGAAGTCCCCTAGTCTTCTCTTGTTTTTCTTCTTCTTGTTTCTTTTGTTCTGCTCTTACCGCAGCATCAAACTCTTCTTGTGTGGGAACATCAATCACAGGATATTTGACAGTTGTATCAGGCATATTAATAATCGGCATATCAATTTCAGGTATCACAGTTTTCTGTGCTCTCCGAGTTACAGGAGGTTCTATCGTAGAAATAATTGGTGGTTCGTCAATTCTTACGGACGGAGACCTGATTGGTTTTATTTCCATTGACTACATCTTGTACTTTTGGATACCTAACAACGACATCAGCACATATTTTTGCGTAGGGACTCTCTGGATGAAAACTGATACCTGACTTGATTGCTTCACCACATTTCAACAATCTGACTAACTCAAAATCAAGTCGTGCCTTATCTGCCTCTGCTTGTTGCCTTGTGATTTCAGTTTTGACTCTTGCCTTACAAAGTTCTTGGAAAGATCCGTCAAGAGGTATAGAGAACCCTGCAGATAGTCCTCCATTAAATGAATTGCTCTGATATGATGTTGGATCTGTACTGCCCGCAAGACTATTGTAACCAAAGGTTTGTAAGTTTAATGTTGGACCCTGGCAAGACACACCACCACCATAAGTATTCATAGCAAAAGGACCCTGAAGCACCTGTACTGCCTGGTTGGTTACATTACCAGTGGCAGATGCTGAGGGTCCTGCTATGTTAGTATTAGACGGTGCTTGCTGAGCAGTTGCTGGTAGAGCAAATACTATTGCGTAAAGACCGATAATGTATTTGTGGTAGAGTCTTCTACCGTTTTGCGATCTATCCATGTTTCTTTCGCAATTCCAGGAGTCAAGTGAGTTTCACTAAACTGGAACGGAGCACCTTGATTGATAATGGTGTAGTTCGCTCCTGGAGATGGTGTTCCAGGAATGTTGATATTTGTGCCAGTGACAGTATAAGATGTCCCAGTTGTATATTCTATTTGTTTGATAACTTCAACCACCTCAGTGCGAGTTCTGGTCTCAGAAGTAATCGTGCCACTCGTAAAGTTGGGAGTGACTGGTGCCGCATAGCAGGGAGAAATAAATCCCGCTGCTAGCAGCAAAGCGGGAGTTATGTGTCTCACTTGAATACGCTTAACTCGACGGTTCTTTGAGCAGTACCAGTGCTTCCAGGACCACCAGCGGTGATGGTAGGAACACCAGCAGCATTGATAGTTCCAGCAAGAGAACCTGCCGAACCACCTAACTGAGTAGTAGAGTCGCTATAAAGGTTGGGAGCAGCAATTGTTCCAGAAGCTGCCGACTGA